TTACATCATATTAAAGTATTTCCATACTTTACATCCACTTTTAAAGTCATCATCCTTGAACCAGAAGTTGATAGCTGATTCTATAATCTTGCTATCTACACTATCCCCAAACCATGCCTTAAATAACTCACAATAGTCATGATACTGTGCATTGATTGCAACATATACATCACCATGAGTAGCTGATTGAGGGATTATACCTCTGTATCTTTCACAGATTTCCTTAGCTTTAAGCATGTCAAACTTTTCTCCAACATACTTTCTGCCACCTTCTGTATGGAACATCTTAGATACTGTATACTTGGCATAGGAATCATTGAAGTGTTCAGAACCTTCTCCACCTTCAATCATTTCAACAAGTTTCTTCTTCTCTTCATTTGTCATAGGTTCAATTTCTGTATCTATTTCATCCCAGATTAGCCTTTGTGGAGCAGGTTGCTGTACAGGTAACTGCTGTTGCTGTCTTTGTTGCCTTGCAGTTTCAAGTACTTGTTTCTGTCTCTCCAATAATTGCAGTTGTTCATCTATACTAGTGCTAACATTAGTACCTAGTAGTGGGTCTCCACCACCTAATATCACCTGATTAATTGGTATCATAACATATAAGAGTTAGTGTTTAAAAAGTGAGGGGGATATACCCCCTCATATACTTATGTTGCAGGTGTAGCAGCAGCAGGTATTACCCTAGGGCAACCACACTGATTTGCTCCTACATAACCAGTAATAGTAGGTTCATTAGGTAAACAAACCTGACCATAGATAACATTACAAGTCTTTCTGTCTGTATAGTTGATACCAGCAGTGAATGCTCTATCAATTTCACATTGGATAAGTTTATCCTGATAAGGTCTGACAGTTCCTTCATGATACTGTCATCAGCATCTCTTTGAGACTTGTATAGATTGAAAGCATCTTGTTGTTGCTTAGCATTCAAGATGTCAAAACCATCTCTGGTGCTCTTATACAGACCAAAGTCAGCATCTACTTGACTCTTGTAAACACCAAACAGCTCATTGTTAAGAGTCTGTCTGTCTTGGAATCTTTGGTTTTGTTGAGTCAAAGCCCAATTGTACAGACCACTTTGTAGTGCAAGTGTATCCTCACAGCCTTTTTCCCATGCTTGGAAAGCAGTAGGAGCATTCAGACCATTAGACATTCCTTCAATACCATTAACATTGATGTTGGTAGAACCACCACCACCTGATAAACCACCAAAGGCACTAGCTCTTCTGTTACCAAATAAAGCCCATGCACCTAGTGCAGTACCAATGATACCTAATGTAAGACCAGCATTTGCCTTACCATTTATGTCCCTTTTGTCAGGTCCATAGTAGCCATCCTGATGTTCTACAATCTTTTCTTTTTCAATAATTTCCATAATAACTGAAATTAATTGTTTCTAATTAGTTTATTCTCTCTTTGTAAGCTTACAGATACAAATTTAAGTAGAATAAGTCAAGATGTACAACAATGCTAAAGCCCCATATATCAATCTGATATACAGGGCTTTACATTAGCGTTATCTTGCTAAAGGACAAAAAGAAAGGGATACTAATAAGTATCCCTAACATTAACACCTATATCATCAAGGTGTTTATAATATACATGAACTATCTTGTTATAGATATATGTTATCACATATGCATCTACCTCATCATTATCTTTCTGTGGGTTATAACCTATGTGTATCCATAAGTTATTCTTTATATGTTCAGCTTCATGTACTATACTACTTCCACATTTAGCATTCACTGCAACCAGTGATGCACCATGCTTGCTTATAGTAATAGCCCTAGCCTCAACATCAATTTCTTCATCAGGTATTATACCCCTTAACTCTTCCCATTTATCAAATATAAGCACAGTCAGCTTATAATCAAATATGGGTATTATCATGTTCTTCTTTGTTATCATATCAACCTCACATTTCAACTTTGTTTATACTTCTTTATGAACTCATCCAAGTCCTTCTTGCTATAACTTAATTCTTTGAAACCTATTTCATGTTTTCCTTTAGGCAATTTGCCAGTTCTGACATAGTTATCAAATGTAGCTCTACTCATATTTAAGTACCTGCAAGTAGCATATTTACTCATTCTTTTCTCCTTGTCAGTCAATCTCTTCAATGTATCAACTGACTCAATAGCTTCACTGTCACTGATATTAGAATTACCAGCATCAATATCATCTACTAACTTCAATAAATACTTCTTAATCAGTTCAATCATTCTTCCTTCCCCCATACTTTTGATGCAAATACAATGCTAGAAATGCAAAGATACCTGCTATTATTAAATATAACACCAACAACATAAAGTCTCCAAGTGGGATACCTATGTATAAGTCTATCATCATTACTACTTTGTTTACCACAATATAATGCAGAAACATTCTATGATATTCACAGAATTTGTATACATAACTAGAAATATACATAGGTATCATAGTGAGAAAAGATGTACCAGCTATATAATTTATCAACTCAAAGTCAATATCAAAGTAGTACAATATAACATCTATTAAAGTTATTAATGCAATTAGTATTGGTACATACTTCACACATATAAGTTCTAACTTGTACATCCTCTTGTTCATCACTTACTCTTCTTAGTTTTCTTGGCACCGGCAGTACCATTTCTTGGTTTAGCCCTTCCCATACAGTTACTCTATTTTAATTGTTAATGATTCACCTCTTACACTAGCTCTAAGCATCAAATGATATAGTTGTTGAAAGGTAGATGTTGAGTTGATTACCTGTCCCTTAATCTTGTTGTCACCTACTAAGATACAGCCTAGGGTATCAGCTGGCTTATTACCCACATGAATTAATACTCCTGAATAACCTTTGACCTCAAGAAGTCTTGGTAATTTGCCTCCACAGAATTTAGCCCATGACCTGTCCTTAAACTTAGGACTAACTGTGTTCATATCAATCTTGTAAGTACCTGTAGGTATTGCTGTCTCTCCATATAGCTTTTTAGATGCTATTTCCTGTACAGTCATATCACTTGTAAGTCCCCTATCAGTATCCTCAAGGGTATCACATTCATATACTCCATTAACATAGAGTTGACCTATAGTATAATTAGGTCCTTTAAATGTTCTCTTTAATACTAGTTCCATTTTCTAATATTGCCTTATAGTCACCTTTTCTTAATTGACAACTCAAATCTGTACACATTATTGTCATTAGGTTAAGTACTTGCTTCCTAAGTTCTTTAACTTCTTCTTCAAGATAATCACTTCTCTTAAGAGCTTCATCTAGTCTCTTCTTATTATCATCAGATAACTGTTTATAGAACTCCAATGACTCTTTCATATTAGCTATCAGGTTGCCATCTACCTCACTGTTGTATTTCTTCCTAGCAAAAAACCATGAAGTCCAACCACTGATTAGAGTGGTTAGTAAGCCTATAGCACCTGTAATGAGTATTCCCATATCAACCATATTAATCTATTATTTGTATGTATTTCTGTATCTTTTCTTCTACATAAGGATTCAACTCCCTAGTGGTAACTTCTACTACAGTGTGCTTCTTCTGGAACCACCTTAAAAGAAAGAATTTCTTAGGTGGATTCACAGTCTCCCTTTTGCCATTTATAAAGGTATGTCTCTCCAATGTAACCTCTGGTTTCAATGCTATGGTACTAGGATACTTCATATGCAAGTGAGTCTTAACCCATTTGTCTCCAACTATGGTATCCAGCTTGAAATTATTCACAAAGATAGTATCTTTCAAATCCAAAGTATCAGCCTTACTTGCTGTAAGTAACTCATATTGTAACTGTTGAATATGCTTATCCTTGATTCCTAATTCCTTTCTGGATTCATTCAGCTTCTTGACAATAGAATCATTGAAGTAGTTCAATTGTTCCACAGTCAGTTTAAAGACTCTATTATCATCCTTTAGTCCACCTAGTTGAGCATCATATGCCTTAATATTCTCAACAGAGGTATTATACTTCTCTCTCAACTGTTTATTGGTGTATAGCAGGTAACCTGCACCTAACATCAATATTAGTATTAAACTTATTGTCCATTTCATAATTTATTAAGTGGCTACTCCCCTCACAGTAAAGCCCTTGCCAGAAGCAATAGCAATCTCATCAGAAGTAAGGGAATTATATACTGTTGTGTTTAAAGATATAATATGTGTACCTGTCACAGTAGCAGCATTATTGAACATGTATAACACACATTCCTTGGTTATATTAGGGCTAACAATATTAATACTAGTACCAAGATTCTTTATCCAAACCTCTGTGATATTCTTAGCACCATTACCATCTAATAATTGATTAGTATTGGTAACACCTTTAATATTAATAATACCATTAATCTTATTAAGCTTATTACATGAAAATGTAAATCCTTGTAAAGCGGTTGTTTTTAATTCATTAATAAGTGTAACCTCCTCAAGTTCATAACATCTGTTGAATGTATAAGTAGAACTAACAGTTTGTCCTAAAGTCTTAATGGTGCAAGTTTTAATATAACTACAATCACTAACTAAAGAATTTATATTTGTAACAATAGGTAGGTACACTTTCAAATCTAATAACATGGAAGCAGCAAACATCATTTGAGCATTACTTACTTTGCTGAAATCTGTAATACCTTCTCCAGAAGCAGCAGTACTTACTCCACTAAAATCAGATAAATTATTATTAAATGCAAATGCTCTACCACCACTTTGTGTAAATGTCCAATTGCTAAAGTCTACATTCTTAACAGAAAATAATGACTTCTGATAATTTACAGCTTGATTATCATTTGGTGGAAGACATCCATTAGCATACATAATACCACCAATATTACTGTCTCCTAATAATTGATATAAATTCTTAGAAGTATCATGAACACTAACACTTCTTTGAACACCTCTTAAAATATCCTTTATCAGATAACCAAGACCTTGTTCATTAAGATAATCCTCAATAACTCCACTAGAACCACCACCACTAATAGCACTAATCTTAGTTGGATAATCACCAAAGACAGCATCACCAACTGTAACACCCTTTGCTTCTATGGCTGCCTTTATAGCAGCCTTAGTTTGAGCAAGTTTATTTAGTTTATCAACTGTTGTTCCCATTATATCACCTCTCCATTTATAGTATCTAACACTGAATTGATGTTACCAACAACAGCAGCTATTTGTTCAGTTACATAAGTCTCTGTGGCATAATCACCTGCTGGTTGAATACCTAGTTGTACTAATGTTTTAGTACCAACTAATTCTACATCTCCAATCTTTGGTTTATTTGATAAGTCCTCATAATTTGTAGTTCCACCACCACCTGTTGGTATATTAACTGTTACAGGGGTAGAACCATTATAAGTAGCTTCTACTGCACCTGTGAAAGTAAGAGCAGCCATAGTAGAACCACCACTATCAGGATAAGTAACCCAAGCAGTTCCATCCCACCAAAGGGGTTTACCTAAAGTACTATCAAAGTAATATTTACCTTTTGCAGGAGCAGTTGGTCTATTTGAAGTAGGACCAAATTGTTTTGTAGCAGTATCTATAATAGTATAATCAAATTGGTTCAGATTCATATTCTTAAAGATACATCCATAACACAAGTTCTCTGGCGGATTTACTATGGAATCATTAACCTTTACATTATCTATTATACAGTTATAGAATTGCACTTCAGCACCCACTACCCCAATACTTGACAGACCATTAACATTACTTATATGGCAGTTACTCAATCTAAAAGTTGGTAGGGGATTATTTACATTAACTGCTGTTGATGGAAGCATTATAGCTGTACCTTTTCTTAGTATAAGAGGTCCATATCTAAATGAATCACTTTCCCATAATGACTGATAGGAATCTTTCCAAGTCTTTGTAATATTCTTGACTTGACAATCTATCATTTGCACTCCTGCAATATCAGTATAAAATCCATAGTTATAGCAATCTTCTGCTATACAATTTATAAAGGTAATATTAACAGGAACTTCAGTATGACTATCACTAAGTTTTACCTCACATGAGTAACCACCACCTGCATTAAATGATGAATTAACACCAAATGATTCACTTTCAGGGTCATTATTGTTACCACAATTCCTACAGATACAGTTCTCAACCAAGAAGTTTCTTCCTTGGATTGATATACCTAAGTCCTGACATGATTCACAGATACAATTTCTAACTGCTCCACCTCTGTCACCCTTAAAATATGTACTATTACCTCTGACTGTAATACCATTATCCCCTTTTATATCATGTACATAAAGACCATTAACATAACAGTTACCACCGACAGATATACCATGAAATGAATTAAATGATTCAAAGTTATCAAGCTCTACTCTACCACAATTAGATGCACTGATTGCACCATTACTAAAAGATGAATAATAACTAATACCACTATCAGACTTTATACCTTCATAGTATGTTCCTGTAAAAGTATCAGCACCACCATCAATATAACATAACCTAAGGTTAGTAGGATTATTGTCTCTAACACCTGTACCTCTAATTTTCAAGCTAGCAAAGTTGCTAAGGTTAAAGCAATTAAAGTTAGGTGCTATATTTGTAGTACTTGCTTTCAGTTCTGCTAATGTTGGAACTGTAGCTTCACTAAAATCAAACTTCAAGTCTGCATTAAGTATTATTTCAAGTTCTCTCATGTAACCATAAGAATCAAGATTTATTGGAGACTTGAATAAGTATGTACCTGAAGGATTCTGGTCTAAGCTGTTGTTAGGAGCAAATACCAGTTTAACTTTTCTATTTCTTATGAAATATTTAAAAGCTGGGTCAACAATAAGAGCAGATAGGTTCACAGAATTATCAGTTATCCCATCAGCTATTAAGTTATATCTTCTTAAGTACCCTTTCATGTCATTTAAGACTAAGGTTACCTCCCCAGCATACTTAGGGTCAGGTAGCATGTACCCAACTTTAGCTGTAGCTCCTATTACCTCATCATTTATAGTAACTGATTTATCAGTTATGTTCACACTACCATTAAGTAGTTTACCCCCTTGATAGTCTACTATAGAACCGGGTTTTAGAACTAAATTAGTAGCACCTAAGTCTATGTCCTTAGTTATCTTGTATATAACATTAGCTCTATTAAATTTATCTTGTATTGCCATAATTTCTCTCTTTACATTATTGCTACCTTAGAATATTGAGTACCATCCTCATTAATATAATCAACATCAACTAATCCAGTTGGTATCTCCTTTTTAGCATCAGCACCAATGTGAGTAAATTCAGTATATACACTAAATACATCTACAGAACATTTGATGGTAGTATTATAATCATAATCTGAATACATGTACAGCTTATTATCTTCTATGTAATAATACATCTTTGGATAATATGCTCCCTTTGATACAATAGTTATTCTGTCCTTGACTCCTACATTAGGATTGTTATTTATTGTAATTTCTACTGTGCAATTGGATGCCCCAGTTGTCATATAAACCCTAATGAAGTCTCTATCCCAATCAGCAGATTTTGAGCTATCCCATAACATATAAGTAGCATAACTGTTAAACTTAACCTTAGCTGCTGATGCTCTAATCCATCCACCATTATTAGCTATATTCACTAAATTGTTAGTAGGTATTACAGTACCATTAGGTACTGCCCCTCTGCCTTTATAATCTGTAACATCTGTTACATAAACTGGAACATCAAGTTCTGACCTATATCCTGTCTTAGCATCTAAGAATTTGTATAAGTCTATGTTATATCCATAAGATATAACAGGACCTTTATCAACCATTCTGTAGTTACCAGATATATTATACAAATATATAGGCTTATTATAACCAGACCAATCAATAGTAGTATTAGATGTAAGTTTTGAGCCAAATGCAGAGACAGAGTCCATTAAGGATACAATAGCTGCACCACCATGATACACTTCCTTATGTGCAGGTGCTCCAGTGGTACTATACTTAAAGTCAGGGTTATGTACCTCTGAGTTCTTTGATACTACTGAATCAAATTCCATATTAGTTAACTGTACATTAGTGTGTCTTTGTAGCACACCAATATTAACATTATGAGCAGTTGGAATACCCCAAATATGTATACCTGAATAGTTACCACCAATTGTATCTATTGCTATTGGTGTATATTCTATCATACCATTTGACAATCTTACATCAGGCTTTGTTGTGTAGAACCCTCTACAATAATCATAGCAATCTTTTGATGCTCTAAAGTAGAAGTTTGTTAGTATAAGACCTGCACCACCTGTCATCATAAACCCAATATACTTGAAGTTTATGATAGCTATGTTAGTTACTCTTAAGTCATTTGAATCTGATGATAGAAACCCTATGTTATTTTTGTTATTACAATCTATAGTAATATTATTCATGAATAGTCCCTGCTTGAACTCATAGGATGCAATCACAGGACTCTCATCATCAATATCACCAACTATTGTTGCACCATTACCAATTACACTAATCTTAGAGAAATCTAGTGTGTGCTTAGTTATATAAGATGAATTATTAAATATGATAGCAATTCCTGCACTCCTACAGAAGTCAGCCAGTCTGTTTATATCTGTACTAATATCACTATAATCACTTATTACATCATCTACCTTTATATCCTTAAATGTCCCAGCTAAAGTAGTCAGTATTAGTATTTTCCCACACACATAAGTACTAGTTCCTGTAATGGTACCATTACCTATACTACCACCTTCAAACTGCAAGGTACAGCCATCAGGAATAGTAATATTAGCACCATCTAAATCATAATCATACTGTATGTGATATATAGTATTAGGCTTGTTAATCATGTCTTGACTCAAGACATTCTTATTATTAACTATATTCTTTCTAAGGTACACTCTTCCTAAGCCACTAAATATAGCAGGAAGATAAGGTTTATCCTTTAGTTTAAGCTTATCATCTACAGCTGTTATATCTTCTTCATCAGGATTATTGTGTATATTGAACTCACTCTTTGGTAACAACTCTGTCCAAGTAATACCATCATAGCTATACTCAACGGCAGTATCAGTTACTCTAAGTAAAGGTGCCACACCTGCTTCACCTCTTGAAGGTTTTCCTGTGTCTACTCCATCAATAATCCAAGTATCATGGTCACTGATTTCAGGTGGTTCTGCTGAACCCCCACCACCTAAGAGATGCCATTTACCCTCTGTGAAGTATCTCAACTTCTTCTTATCAATCCATAGTTGATTTATACCGGGAGGGTTGGCTGATTCTATTATAGTATTAAATCTTCTCATGTTGTTTAGTTATTAACCATTATACCTGCTGTCTTCAACTTACTTAGTAGGTCATTGATAGTACTTACCACAGTAGCTAATTCAGCATCAGCTGCAAGTGCAGCTACTCCACTTGCTCTCTTTACACCACCTAAAGTAGTAGTTGTAGCAGTAGGCAATGTGTAAAACTCTGCTGGTTTGTCTGTAATATCATTCCAGCTTACTTCACCTGTATCACCAATAGTAATCCATTTACCATTAGTGAAGTACTTGGCTGTACTCCCATGCAACCAAATTGCATTGGTTGCTGGAGGAGTAGGTTGTTCTATAATTGAATTAAAGTGTCTCATAATTATTTACTTGTTGTATTAGTTCTTTTCCTAAGTGCTGCTCTCTTAATATCTGCATCCTCTTCATCCTTAGATTTCTGATGCTTCAATTTATCTCTTTCAAGCTTCATCTTTTCATCAAACTGCCTTATCTTCTCTTCAAGGTTAGCTCTTGCTTCTTCTGTGAATCCATCTGGTGCAATACCATCTTCTCCAATGTCAGTAGCCTTAGCCTGTGCACCAATAAGAGCAACCTGAATCTTGGTCTGATTATCCCTTACATTCTGTGCATCCTTCATTTGGAGTTCAGCTTGCTTTTGTTCCATTTGCATTTGAGCTGCTTGCTGTTGAGCTTCCAGTTCCTGCTGCTGTGCTTGAGCTTGTCTTTCCCTTATTTCCTTTTCATCCTTTTCAATCAATCTTTGCTTTTCAGCTAAGCTGCTTGAAGTATATAGTTTGGTAATAGTAGAGAATGAAAGAGTCTGTGTTTGAAGTGCTGCCTGTGCAAGAGTATCAAGTTTGGATTGAAGTTCTTGAGTACCATTACTGTTATCAACAACCAGTCCATAGTCTGCTTCTGCAAATTCATCACCTTCGATTTCCATTACTCTCATTGATGTATCAGACAAGATGTATTGGAACTTCATGCTTCTACCTCTAAGAGCTATCTTGGCTGTCTCAAGGAAACACTCAAGTGCTCTCTTCTTAACATCATCATGTATAGTGAATAACCATTCAGTAATATGACTTGATTGTAAGGTAGCTCTTTCTACACCACCTACAGTTTCCCTATTACTAATTTGACCTTCCCTTTGAGGACTAATACCAGCAACTTCACTCATTTCCATCTTGATGAACTCAAGCAAGTTAATCTGTTGCTGTATGTAGTTACCCATATTGGTTTCAATAATACCCTTTGAAGCATTATTCATACCACCTGCAAGTTTACCTGTTGAAGCACCAATAGTACCTTCCTTGAAGGAGTCTGTTACAGCAATATGATTAGTCTTTGCAAAGTATATCCATTTCTCAACATCCCAGTCTCTTGGAACCTTAGCAAGGTCAAGTTCAAGGATGCTACCCCAGTTAGCAGCAATAGCCTTATTCAACCTGTCATGAATAGCATCATATAAGTAATTATATGGCTTCATCATATCAACTAATGAGAAAGGTCTGCTATCATTAAGGTTATATACTGAACCTACAATACCAAAGTGGCATCTTGAAGGATTACTTAGTCTGTTATATTGAATCAATCTAGGTCTCATATTGACAAATATACCATCATGTTGGTCACCAATCATAGTGCCTTCCCATGCTTCATTTATCCAGAACCTCTGTGATTCTTCACCATTATCCTTATCAACTACATAGTTTTCAGGATAGAAGTTATATACCTCTTCACCTGTCTCTGGGTCATAAGATTTAACCTTAAGAATTGCTCTCTTAGACTTCCAGTACATTCTTAGTACTCTAAGGTTACCTGCCAAGTCATAAGGCATAAGAGAATTTGATATGGATTCACCAAACAGGTTAGCAGGGTCAAAGTAGTAATTACCAGCACCTACAGTTACTTCATCAGTAAGCATATCAGTGTTGACAAATCCATACCTTTCATCTATGTTGTCCATACTATCTGTAGCAGCTTGACCTACATGGTCAGGCATTTCCTCTATATATTCTATGTCTCTCTTAGTAAGAACATCATAGTATGTATCAATTACTCTGCCCGGAGACCAATAATCCTCAAGGATAATTATGTCTGCATCTTCAATCTTGCTACTATAACCTGACTTGAATACCCTAATCTTTAATGGATTTATCCTCTCAATAACAGGTTCACCACCTACTATATCACATTGATAAATTTCTTCACCACATATCATGGCATCCATGAATCCTTGGTTAAATAGTAGTGGTATATTCAGTTCCTTAATATAATGATTAAGCAATTGATTAGCCCTTACTTCCTTAAGGTCTTGCCATTCATATGTATAATAGTCATTCAGTTTCTCAAGCTTTTGGTTAAACTCATCTTCAGATATTGAGTTATCCTGTATAAGTTCCTGAAGTGATTGAAGTAGTGCTTCCTTCTTATTGTTCTCAATCTCTGAAATAGCATTAGGATTAGTCACCACTACCTTAAAGTCAAACACTCTCTTGCTTTCTTCACCTCTAAGCACATTAAGTTTTGCATTCATTATAGGATAATGCTGCAATCTGTCTGGTATATATCCTGCCTCGATGTGGTCAGGGTTAATCACCATTTCCAAATCCTTCATATGTAGCTTGCCATTAAGCAAGTCATAGTTAATCTTCTTGTGAATAACTGACTTTCTTACCAAGCTGTAATTGAAGAATGTCTTTTGATTTGCCCACAGAAGACATTCCTTTCTCCATTGCTTGTTTTTCTTAGAGAAAGGAAGCATCTGTCTGGGAAAGTTTATATTATCTGCCATAGTCTTCCATGTTTAAATTTGATACAAAAGTAATCAAAGAACAGTAATAAACCAATAGATTAAGTGAATTACTCTTCTGGTGCCACATTCTTTACTAAATTTACTGATTTTTTGAACCTTGAATCATAGTTCTTCTTGAAGAAGTTGTCATTACTAAGGTCACTATCTCTATTATGATTGATAGCCTTTGAGACATCACCACCTAAAGTAATCATCTTATCCTCTCTTAAGAGCATCAACATACCAAGTGATGATACCCTGTCAAAGTTACCATCAGGGTTCCACTGTGCAAGCTCTTGAAGTAGAGCCTTAGACTTGATAAACATCAGATTAGGTACTGTTACTTCTTGCTCTTCCCCATCAACAACCTGTACAGTTACTACTGGTTTAAGCAGCCAGTTTCTTATAAGAGTTCTTGCATAAGCATTAATAGGAGCAGTAGCGTTAGTACCCTTAGCCTTATTGCCATATAATTGCCCTTTAACCATATCTTTATCCTTAAGGAACTCCAATACATCTGTAAGAAGATACAGGCAATTCATCTTTGAGAAGTAGCCAAACAGACCCTTCTTATTGTTCTCATAATTCATTCTTGCACCATAGAATAAACACAATCTTCTTGATGTCTCATAGTAATCATCAGCAAACATTGGTCTACCTGTATATTCTGCAACAATCTTGTCAGTCCATAAGTCAAGTATGAAAGTAGAGCCTAAAGACATTGTCTCTGCACTATCATCATCATAAGGGTCTTGAGATGCAATATATCTACCATTGAATGGTTTGCCATCCCTATCAAGTTCAGGCATCTTGAATATTTCAACAGCTCCTTCAAGTTTATTATCTTTGTGTGGGAAATGTCTTATGGGCTGTGCACTGGTAGGCTTAAATTCTACTTTACCATCTTTCTTTAGTTCAAGTTCACCAACATATACATCATCATACTCATTAGGATTACCATCTATCTGATGTATTCTATCCATGATAGTAGCTACTGGAAATAAGGTACTGTCCCTTCTCATGATAGCTTCCTGTAGTGTGATTGGATTCTCTGCTTTAGTTCTTGTTAAAGCCATTGAATCTGTGGTGTTATACTTGACAAGATACCTGTCATAACATAGCTCAAGTAGTGCCTTGGTTACATCAGATATACCATCTTGATTATAACATCCTTTCCTATTTACATAAGCACCAAAGAAGAATATGGTATTATTCTTACCTTGTGCTGACTTGTCATACACATTAGGTATAGCATATATATTAAAACCTAAAGGATTGTAGATAATCTCATTAGCACCAGCAAAGTCTGCACCTTCAGAACCACCTGTACCAATAAGAATCATCTGACCAAAGACAATGTTACCTTCCTGTACTGAAGGAAGAATAACCCTATATGTGTCTGTTACTTTGGGGAAGTTACCAAACTCTTCAATTATTATTCTTGAGGACCTCTTACCCCTTAACTTATCAGGGTCATCCTTAGATGAAACACCTATAATCTCATTAAGTGTGCCTTTCTGTGTGCCAGTATCAAGGTCTACATAACCCATTTTCCATTGCATATCCTGCAATGAAGACCTAAGTCTCTTTGAAGGAAACTCTGTGTTCTGTGCTATATAGTCAATCATCTCTACAAACTTATTCAGAGTACCATCCTTTGTAAGGTATTCCTTCTGGTATGCAGTAACCATTGCCCTAACTGACTTGCTGGTATCTTCATTCTCTCCAAGTATGAATAACTTAGCAAGAATTGATGCTACAAAGTATGACTTTGAGGCACCTCTCTTTGCAATTTCAGCACAGTGATGTCCTAGCTTTCTTGCTTGGTCTATGTAATTAGACCTCCACCATATTCCTTCCCAGAACTCTGGTGTATCTACAATTCTATCTGCAATCTTAGTACCCTTTCTAATCTTTGATTGAATGATAGGACAATAATTCAGATAGAAATACATGTCACCGGTTACCCATGCTCCATCAGATTCCCTGACATAACCATACCATATTCTTCTGACTTCTTCTCTAATCCATTTACCAAACTCACTATTTGGATTAGCATTAGGTCTCAAGTTAGTCATTTTGCCATGTTTCTTGTAGAACAAAGCAACTGGTCTAAAGTAATCAGTGTCCTCAATTATAGGTGGATTTGTTAAATCTACTATAATCCTACCTTTTTCATCTCTTGGACAGTCCTTAGCTAAGGGTCTGTTAGGACTAATAAGGTGCTGGATTAAAGGCACTGAATTAATAGCATCCATAAATTCATCCTGTACCTCTTGAGGATAACTATCCAGTTGTAAATCCTCAAAAGTGGACTGGTATTTATTTAGCTCCATAAACCAAACTTACATAATCATTGCCTGCTACAAAGTCAAGCATCACCTTAGCTAATTCTGTACAAGCTTCTTTGTTAGTAATTGCAATCTCCTTGTCACTTGTCATCCTAGATACTTTGTTGACCTGAAGTGCTCTAACCTTAGAGGAGCCTTTCACATACCATACAATAAGACTTAGTTTCTTATAAGCCTTAAAGGATTCATCAGGTAACAGGCTCTTCTGTAACACAAACTGTCCACCTACTTCACTTGCTAGTTTCTCATGAAACTGATTCAATGCTTCTACTATATCTACTGCTTCCATAATTAATTTATATCTAATCCATCTTCAAATAACTTCTTCTCCTGTATACCTCTAGCTCTGGAGTTTTCTTCCATTTCCTTAGCAAGGTCTTTCTCTGCTTTCCTATTAGCAGCAGCTAACTCTGGTACCATTTTAATAGTGGCAGTTACCTGATTAATAGGATACACTGGTTTGCCTTTATCATCGACTTGTGTAAGGTCTACATTCCTAAGAAACTCCCTAATCTTATCAATAGCAACTCTATTATCCTGCAATAGAAGATATGATGTAGTTATTACATGTCTCTTGTATATCTCTATTAATTCTTCAAGTTTCTTATCAGGCTTGAAGTCCTTGCCTAAACCCTCTTGTTCTATAACAGCTTTAGCCCTTTCAGCTTCATCAGTCAGGTAACCATAAGTACTTTCAGGGTCATACATGAAGTACATATAGCTTATCTGTCTAAGGAAGTTCTCCTTAGCAGCTGTTCTATCAGCATTAAGAAGTTGCCTTGCTTGTCTTATAAGTAATAGTTCATCTGCTATTACTATCTGGTAATTCTCATATCTTATAAGTTTCATAACTATGTATAAAAGAAAACCCCACCTGCTTAATGCAGGCAGGGTCTATTTTAGTTTAACTCTATCTTTGGTTTGTCTGGCATAACCAGAGTGGGATTCTCATCAAATTCCTCAACTTCTGCTACATACTTGACATCATTATCAAAGATGTACATATGAGGAACATCATCAATTTCCACTATTTCAAACTTGTAACCAACCACAGGGTTGTCCTTGATTACTCCATCTTGTAGTCCACCTTCCTTATGCTCCATTACAGCATATCTCTTAGGATTAATGAACACTGTATCACCAACTTCAATCCCCTTTACATGAGGACCAACTGCTACTACTTTCTGATATTCCTTGACTGTTCCTGTCTTAGTTGGGTCAATCATTGTAGTACCTTTAAGGTATTCTTGACCATATTTCTCCATAGTAACAATAAGCCCATTAAACATAGGTCTGATTTTCTTTATCTTTGTTATCATTCTTTAAATTCATTAATTGCTTATACCTCTTTTTAACACCTTTCCACCTGCTATAAGTGCAGTTTAGTTTCCCAATACTTGGGATATTGAAATTAGTTCTAAGTTCACTGAATCCTTCTTCAGTTAGGTCTTCCATTAAAGGCAAGGATGAGATAGTTTCTCTTATGAACTTCCAATAGGATTCATAAGCTAGTTTAACCACTTCAGGTGGTATTCCAAGCTCCATAGATACCTGTCTTACTGCTTCTGAGTATGTCATACAAAATCAAATAGTAACATCAATTTGAAAGAACCATTCTCCTCAACCAGATTAGGTATATACCTTGGGTTGATTCTATTGTCAACAATAATCTTGTTCTTCCTTAACTTACTAAGTATGAGCTGGAAATGAGGGAGTGCCATTCCACACTCCTCTCTTATCTTGCTCTTTGTATCTTCACTCATTGTAACCTTATCAAGTATCTCACTATCTGCAATAACTTTACTAAGCTCATACCTATGTTTCACAAAGCAAGTTATAACCTCCATTTCCCTATCAGTAAGATGATGAAATGGCTTCAGAAACTCGAACCAATACCTGAAGAACTTACCATCTATCTTGCAAGGAATCCTAACTACATTGTCTGCAACCTTGCTCATAGTATTCTCCTTATTCTTTTGGACCTTCTACAGGTGTTTCTTCTTCAGGTTTGACCATCATATCCATGAACTCTTTACCACATTCCTGCTTAAATTGTTCAGTAATATAAGGAGTAGTTGAGTTGATTATCTGCCATAACCAATCAAGTCTCTTGAAGAAGTTCTCCATATCAATCTCATTCAACTTCTTGCCCATTTTCTGATTCTGTACATATAGCTGATTAGCTATATTAGCCAGTTGTTCATAACTTGCTTTAGCTGGTTGTTGTTGACCACAAGCACAAGTACCTTCACATGCACTTTCCTGTGCATCAATCTTCATTTCTCTTTCCATTGCCTTATTTATTTAAATAATTACCACCATATTTCAAACCATACATCTTTTCCCAATCAAAGATATTGGCACTCTCTACTTCAGTACTACCACACTTATCACAATATTCAGTACCATCTTCTGTCCTTATGGCAAGTGACAAGCATCTCTTACAGTAAACTACTGGTTCATTGTTATACTCATTATGCTGAGTATCTTGCTCTAACTTGTCCATAAATTCTTTCTCTTAGAAGTTGTTCTTCCCTACCTTCTGTTCTCTTTCTATTATTGAAAGGTCTCTTAGGTGCTATTGTTCCCCAAGGGGTTACATGACCCCTACTTTGTGCTCTCCTTACACTCTTGAATACTTTGACAGCTTCATAAGATGCAAGGTTGATTGTTCTGCCCACATTGTATTTAGGCTCTGCCTTTACTGTTGCTCTAATAATTTTCTCTTCCATATTGCCAAATTATTTGTAATAAATCAGATATATTTGCCCTGCTATGTGGAACAACTGTACTATATCTTCCTTTTGAACTCCAAGTTCATTTGCTTGATTGACTACACTCCTCATGGTTACACCAGTGATTAGTAGCATCATTTTGTTTTCTCCCTTCATATTTTCTTCTATTAGTGTTGCGGCGACAGGAGTTGAACCTGCTAAAGTGGGCTTATGAGACCTACTGGGGTACCGACCCTCACCACAATAAATGAGCAGATAGTCAGAATCGAACTGACATATTCTGGTTGGAAGCCAGACATAATAACCTTTATACTATACCTGCAATTGAGTGGATTTGGATTGTAGTACCACTCCTTTCCAGTTTACCCTTTGCTGGAACTCTCCTTCATGCCTCTATCTTAATATAGCTCTTTTTCATTTAGCCTCCGCAGGACTAGTGGGTGGCAGCTCACCAAATAGACTCTATAAGCCAAGGAGTGTTAGCCTCACTGAATAGAGTGACAGCTACTAACTTGTTGAGGAAAGGCACAGAATCGAACTGTGATTTCATGATTACAAGTCAAGTGTAATAACCATTATACTACCAATCCATTAGCTGGTGACTCAGAAGGGACTCGAACCCTTACTTTACAGGGTTTAAACCTGTTGTGTCTTCACCAGTTGCACCACTGAGCCATTATTCAGTTAGCCTAAACCTATAGATGTAAATCACTATGTTGTTGATGAAAGTCTCTGTTTCAGACTTAATACCAGCATACATAGCACTTGTTGGTAAACTGTTGTAGAACTCTATGGTCTTACTCTTAATATATTCCATTAACTCTGCTGTTGATGAAGCATTAAAAGCTATACCATGTACTGTATTAAAGTCAAAGGAAATACCTGTAATACCAGTGGCACTTTCTGCCACAGTATCTTGGAAATCTCCAACTACTTCTACAAAGTCATCAAGGTATAAGTGTGCTCCTCTCTTGTCCCTATTAGGTAACTTGAGGGATGCCCAGTGTACATTCTTTATCTGTGTCTTAATACCTTCAAGTACATTCACAAAGTGAAGGAAGATATTGAACTCATTACTTGTTTGGGCTTCTACACTTATATCATCTATTGGTGTTAACAAACCCCTTCTTAAAAAAGGTTCCATGTTGTCATTGTTATTATGTTTGCGAAGGTAAGTATTATCCTTGAACTATGCAAACTTATTCAAATAAAATATGTTAATTGTACCCACTATAGGAGTCGAACCTATAGAAATTAGAGCCTAAATCTAACGCGTATACCATTCCGCCAAGTGGGCATATGTCTTACTAAGACATTCTCATTATAGAGTTACTCACTCTATCAATAGAGTATTTAACACCTGGATGTTCTATCTTCAACCTTGATACTACTCTTTCAAGTAATGTCTTATGTGCTTTGATGTCATTCCAGTGGTCTGATACATATACAGCTTCACCAATAGGATTAGTAAAGAATTCCTGTATGTATTTATCAATCAGTCTTGTGGACCTTCCTGTTGCTCTCTCT